TGAAGCAGACAGTTTATTAGAAGCAGCACAAATTGTTCAAAGACATAACTCTGCTGCAAACAAAACACCTTGGGAGAAAGTGACTACACACGTTGGTCAACCTGAGATCCAACACATCATGGAGGTTTAACGATGAGAAAACATACAATTACCGTCTACACCAATGACGAGTATTCTCTTTACGACATTTTAAATGAGGTTAGATGTGAGATAGACCGCAAGGTTTTTGACAGAGACAACATCAGGCAACGTAAATTTACTGGCACATGGGATGAGGAGGTAGCATCTTCTTCCCCACTTGCAGACCGTTATGGTTACAGATACGAAACCGTAGCTAAATGGGAATCTAACGTAGTTCCTGATTCAGAATTTATTCAATTTCAAAAGGAGACAAATTAATGACTTTAAAAGAAATTCCAATAACCGACAAACAAGATTGGTTAGAAAACAGATTGCTTGATGTAACTTCAACAGAAGTATCAGCATTGTTTAATGTCAACCCATGGCAATCAGAATTTGAATTGTACAACCAGAAAAAAGATAAGGTTGTCGTAAACATTGATGACAATGAGCGTATGGCATGGGGTCGCAGACTTGAGGATTCTATTGCTCAAGGTTGTGCAGAGTCTCAGGGATGGCAAGTCCAACCATTTGATGTATACATGAGCGATACAGACACAAGAATGGGTAGCTCGTTTGATTACAAGATTACTAGCAGTGACGAGCTAGGAATTATGGAGGTAAAAAATGTTGACTCAATGGTTTATCGCACAAAATGGGTTGACGATGGAAATGGCCATATCGAAGCACCGCCACATATCGAAATGCAATTGCAGCATCAGCTTCACGTTAGTGGATTAAGTTGGGGATGCATCGTTGCATTAGTTGGTGGCAATACACAAAAGCTTATTGTCAGAGCAAGAAACAAAGAAGTTGGACAGTTATTAGAAACAAAAGTAAAAGAGTTTTGGGAAAGAGTTAAGGCAGGTACACCCCCTGACATTGACTATCTCAGAGATTCACAATACATGATGAAAAATTTATATAACGAAGCAGACGCAGGTGTAATCCTTGCAGCAGATGAAGACATGGACAAACTTGTTGATGATTACAACGCAATCAACAGAGAGTACGTTTCATTAGGCAAACAAAAAGATGCAGTAAAAGCACAAATTTTAGAACTAAGTCAAAATGCATCCAAGATAGTTTCAATTAATGGAACAATCAATTGCGGAATGACAAAAGGTAGTAAAGGTAAATACATTACCCAAGACATGGTTGGTACATACATCAACCCACGCAAAGGCTTTCGCCAATTTAAATTTAATCAACCAAAAGGAGT